AAACAGTGACCACTGTTGACACTAATGCTGTTATAAGAAAATTAACTCGTGCTAATTTAAAAAAATTAGGAACAGAATTCTATGAACAAAAGTTCTTAGATATTGATTGTACAAAATATACACTGATACAAGCAATTAAAAAAATTGATTGGGGTATGTATGATACAATTAGAATTGGTAGTGCGTCATATAATGTAATATATGATAACATCAAAAATAGTATAAAAGACGATTGTAAAATAATTGTTTATAAGCCAAGTTTAGACTTTATAAAAAAGTTAAAACAGGACAACAGACAGTTTATAGAGAACCTAAAAGGTATTGATTATTTTGCAAAAGGCTAAATACAATGTAATAAAGGACAACAAACATGACTGACATTAAACAGGACGAGGTAACTCAAACCGCTGTAGAAAATACAGAAAATGAGGCGAATACATCTAACGATGAAAGTTTCACCCAGGAACAGTTAGACCGTATCATAGAAGACCGTTTGGCTAAACAAAGAAGAGCGTTAGAAAAACGATATGCTGGGGTTGACCCTGATAGATACCATGCAATGGTTGAAGCTCAGGAGGCAAAACGACTGGAGGAAGCCAAGTCAAAAGCAGAATTTGAAAACATTTTGCGTGACACAGTATCCAAAAAAGACAGTACAATTACTCAACTGCGTAATGAATTACACAGTGTAAAAGTAGATGGTGCTGTACTAGGAGCGGCTAACAAAGCAGGTGCCATAAATGCACAACAAGTAAGTGCATTATTGAAGAATCAGATTAGATTAGGCGATAGTGGCGATGTTGAAGTTACAGATTCAAAAGGACAACTGCGTTATACAGACAAAGGCGAACCAATGAGTGTAGAAGCACTAGTAAATGAATTTATTGATGCTAATCCACACTTTGCCCGCCCAACTCCAAGTGGGTCAAACAGCAAAACAAACTTAAATCCAAATACTTTGGATAAGTTTAATTTACAGAGTTTAGATTTAACTAAACCTGATCATCGTAGATTATACAAAGAGGCCCAACAAAAAGGTCTAGTATAATTTACATAGCCAAAAAGGAGAAATGACATGGCAAACGAAAATTATATTAACGCTATGGTCACTAACTATGATGCAACGGTATTACCCGTAAAAAGTGCGACAATTTTTGCCGCACACGAGAATTCGTTGTTCTTAGGTGGTGAGTTAATCCCTGTAGTAAATGCACCAAATGGTATTCTACAGGTACCAGAAATCGCAAAAGATGTTGATGTAGATGTAATCACAGGTGCGGCACCAGGTAGTGCTGACATTGAAACTGAACTACCAACATTCACAAAAAATACAATCCAAGCAGACTTATTCGCGGCTCGCTCAGTAGTTCGTGATTTAGGTGCTATTGATCCTACAGAAGTAGGTAGAGCACTAGGTATGGCTGTTGCGGCTAAATTTGACGCACAGGTAATGAATGTGCTTGGTGACTTAACAGCAATTGAGGCTGATGACACAGCAGGTAAAGGTGTACTAACAGTTTCTGATATCGCAGACGCAGTAGCGGCGATCAGAGGATCTGGAGATACATCACCTCTAATGGGTGTAATCGCTCATACTGAATATGCTTCATTAATGAACGACATTGGATCAACAGCATTCGCTGGTGGTGATTTATTTCAAGGTCAAGCATTAAGAAGTGGCTTCTTTGGTAATATCCTAGGTGTACAATTATTTGTCACATCATACATGACAGATGCTAACACAGGTGTAACAAACCCAATGGCGGCTATTTTCTCTAAAGACGCAATGAGAATTGCTATGCAGAAAAATGTTGACTTAGAAATCGCTCGCAGAGCGGCCGCGGTGGGGAATGATGTCGTGGCCAGTCTACACGCGAAATGTGGTCTTATTGACGCGGCTCGTGGTAGAATCTTAATCAACGCGGCAGGTGCCTAATTAAAACTTTAAGAGTGTGGGGTATATTCTTTACCCCACGCCTATAACAAGGAGAACAAAATGGCTTTATTTACAGAAGCAGACATGAAAGAGTATATGCCAGATTTACACAATTATGGCATTCAAGACTTCTCTGATATGATTGCAAAAACAGATGAGGACATCTATAGACTCCTTAGAGTAGAATGGTATCCAAAGTTAGGTGTTAGCAGTTATAACGGTAGTTACACTGGTGACTTATCAAATTTTGATACAACTAAACTTAAAGCAAGTCAACTTACTCGTAGTGCAGTTTATTATTGCTTATACAAATATGTACTTCCCAAATTAACGCAATGGAGTGTAGAAGGTGATTCGTTTCAAACACAAATTAAATTCTACAGAGATGCGTTTGAAGAAGAATTTGCTATAGCACAAAGAGAACTGTATTATGATTGGGATGGCGATGGCGTTTATGAAGATGGCGAACATGAAATTCAACCAGCAAAAAGGTTAGTTAGATAATGTCAATAAGAAACGATATTACAAATAATATTGTAGCGATATTAACAGATGCTAACGACCCAAAGCCTATCTATGTAACTAGGGAGACAATAGAACTTGAAAATCTCGCAAGACAACAATTCCCAGCAGTCGTGGTTAGAAGCGGCGATGAAACTCGTACAGAACTTACTGTACAAGGTAGTAATGGCAGTCGCAGGAGTATTTTTAATGTTATTTGCCAGTGTTATGTCACTGGTGATAATATTGATTTACAGCGTAACAACATCTGTGAAAGAGTTGAAGAGGCGCTTGAAGCAGATCGTACAAGGGGTGGTGTAGCCCAAGATACTAGATTGTCAGAAGTAAGTGTGGATGAATCCATTGATCAACGCTTTGGATTAATTACTCTTAATTTTGAAATTGAATACATTTATCAACGAGGAGTAGCGTAATGAAGATTACAAACGGTACAAAAACTTATGATGTCTCAAATTGGGACAGCGAAAAAGTAGAAAAGTATCTTTCTGCAGGATGGACTAAAGATGGTAAATCATCAGGCTATTCTAAAAAGAAAGATGTAAAACAGGCTTATGAAGAAGCGGTTGAAGAGATTGTTTCAGAAGAGCCAACACAATTAGAGGAGAGCGAAGATGGCGGCAATTAACGGTCACGCAGGGTTGGTTACTATTGGTGGTACAACTCTAGCACAAGTAACAAGTTACACATTAGACACTGTAAATGACACAGCAGAAACTTCTACAATTGGTGGTGGAGGCGACAGAACTTATGTATCAACAATGCAAAGTTTCTCAGGCTCTATTGACTTTATTTTAGAAGGTGGCGAACAAACACCACAATTTGATGCTAACGAGGCATTAGATGTGGCGGCGCACAATGGTGCGGCTGTAACTTTTGAACTTCACCCAGAAGGTGATGATTCAGGTAACATCAAGTACAGTGGTAGTGGTATCGTAACAGGTGTAAGTTATACTTCAACACCTGATTCACTGGTAACAGGTACTGTGACATTTCAAGGCACTGGTCCATTAACAACAGCAGTAGCGGCATAATAATAATGTCTATATTGAGTGTTAGTCTAACAGGCGTTGGGATAGCAACAAGTTTGAAGAGGGTGCAGGCCAAAGAAGCCCGCACTCTCGCAAACACGATATTTAGAGGTGTTAAAGATAGAACACCTGTAGATACAGGTAGAGCGAAACGCGGATGGGCACAAGCCAAACGAGGTAACGACTATCTGATATATAATAATGTCCCTTATATAAAAATTTTAGATAAAGGACGACATATGACTAGAAGAGGTATGAGAGGTTCAACTCAAGCACCGCAAGGTATGACAAAACCTACACTCAATAGTCTAAGTAAAAGACAAAGATCAAGAACAAGGATAACAAGATGACATTAGCAAGTAAAAATCCAGTAATTGCGAAAGCAGTAGAACATTTCAAAAGTCGTAATGATGTAGAAATGAATTCAATTGAAGTACCTGAATGGGATACTACAATTTATTATAAGAATGTAAGTACATTTGCTGATCAAAGCAAAGTAATGACCTTACATCAACAAGGTAAAGTCGTTGAAGCTCTAGTAGAAACAATTATTACTAAAGCAAGAACACAAGACGGCAAAAAAATGTTTCAACCCGCAGAAAGAACATACTTATTGAACGAATGTGATCCTGAAGTGTTATTGAAAATCGCAACAACACTAAACAGTACATCATCTCAAGAGTATGATGTGGATGAAACTGTAAAAAACTAAGAAACGATCCAGACCTATTAATTCTGTGTAGACTGGGTCGTGAATTAAACAAGTCACTTGAAGAAGTGAGCCAAATGACAACAGCAGAAGTGTTTATTTGGTTAGCATACTTTAAGTTAGAAGCAGAGAGTCAGAGGAAAGCATATGGCAGAACAAACCGTAAAACTTAAACTAGATACTAGTCAATTTGATGCAGGTATAAAAAGAGTACAAGGCGGATTTGGTAATCTTACAAGTGTCATTGCTGGAGCGGCGGCGGCATTTGGAGGATTTCAAGTCGCAAAAGGATTTTTAAATACAGCAAAAAGTATTGAAAATCTAAAATTTCAATTAGCCGCACTGACAGGATCAACAACTGAAGCCGCAAAGGCTATGGACATACTTGTTGATTTTGCAGGTGGCGTACCTTTTCAATTAGAACAAATACAAAGAGCGGCCCCAAGTCTATTAGCAGTAGCAAAAAGCACAGATGAATTAAATGAACTATTAGCCATTACAGGTGATATCGCCGCGGCTAGTGGTATTGATTTTGAAACAACAGCATTACAATTACAAAGAACATTCTCAGCAGGTATAGGTGCGGCGGATCTATTTAGAGATAGAGCCGTTAAGAGTATGCTAGGCTTTCAAGAAGGCGTACAGTATTCAGCAGAAGAATCAAAAAACTTAATTATCAATGGATTTAGAGATGGTACAATAGCCATAGCAGGTTCAAGTGCCAAAATGGCAACAACCTTTGATGGTGTGATCTCTATGATCCAAGATAAATTCATGAAGTTTCAATTGGCTGTTATGGATGCGGCACCATTTGAATCTATAAAAGCCGCGGCTACTTTAATGGAGCAAGCCTTAGAAAAGAATTTTGGATCAATTGAAAAAGCAGGTGCTAGAATTGGTCAAGCATTGGTTGACACAACTAAACAAGTATTAATTGGTAGTGCTAAAATTATGGATGCACTAACACCTGTATTTGAAATAGTTAAAAAAGGTATTAATGGACTTATAAAATTCATGAATCAACTGCCACCTGAAATGCAAATATTAGGTGCAATAGGATTCTTTTTAGTAGGTAGAGGTGTTAAACTTATATTATTGGCTGTAGCGGCATTCTTTGATCAAATCAAAGGCTTTATGGATAATATGGTCAAAAAATTTGCAGAAGGGATCAATGATTTAATTGCAATAGCCAATAAGATCCCAGGCATTGAAATGGATCCAATTAAAGTAGGTGATAAAGAATTTAGCAGTTATGTAGATGAAGTTAATAAAAAGTTCGTAGACTTTATTGGTGAAGCCACAGGTGAAATAAAAGAAATAGCATTTGAAATTACAGGCTTAGATCCAAACGAAATGGGCAAATATGAAAAAGGCATTCGTAAAATTATAAATGCTATTGATGATCAAATAGTAAAAACAAAAGAATTAGAAAAAGCACAAGAAGGTACTGGTACAGGACCAACAAGTAAAGCACCACCAGTAGATAAAAAATTAGAAGCACAATTAAAGAAACAACAAGAAGCATTACAAAAACAACTTAAACAGTTAGACGAAAGTTTAATGACTGAAACTGAAAGAGAAAATTTTGAATACAATAAAAAACTAGCAATTCTAGATGAGTATTATAAAGGCAGAACACAATTTGATACTGAATACATGAAGTTAAGAGAAAGACTAGAAACAAAACATCAACAGGCTCTTAAGAGAATACAAGATAATGAATATAAAGAACAGTTAGATTTATTTAAATCAGGACAATTTGCACAATTAGATTTAGGCTCTTTCACACAGGATCAACTTAAGAAATTTACAATTGATACAGGTAAAGAAGTATTAGGCGCACTAGCACAACAAAACAAAAAAGCATTTCAGATAGCAAAAGCATTTAATATTGCAATGGCGATTATGAATACAGCACAAGGTGTTACTAGAGCCCTTACATTACCATTCCCATTCAACCTAGCAATAGCAGGATTGATTGGAGCGGCAGGTGCCGTACAAATAGCCGCTATTGCAAGTCAACAGTACCAAGGTAAGAAAGCAGGTGGTCTAGTACAAAAAGGTACTCCATACATTGTAGGTGAAAGTGGACCTGAAATGTTTATGCCAAACCAATCAGGTACTATCATACCAAATAGAAATTTAGATGGCAATAAAAATGTAAATGTTACATTTAACATTAATGCCTTAGATGCTAGAGGTGTTGATGAATTGATTGTAGAACGCAAAGGTTTAATAACAAACATAATTAGAGAAGCCGCTAATCAACGCGGTGAAAGGAGTCCAGTATAATGGCAGGTGGAGGAACATTACCAGATAATCCTAAATTTAGGGAAGTATCTATAAAAAGTGTCAATCCAAGTATAGTGACACTAGCAAGTAGTGGTAGAAAACAAGTAAAAACACAAAACGCACAATTTTGGAGTTTCACAGCAACTTATCCACCAATGAAAAGAAGTGAATGGGCACCAATAGCCGCATTTATTCAACAGCAAAGAGGCAGTAGATGGGATTTTGATATAAAAATAGAACCATACAGTAACACACAAGGTAATTTAACAACAGAGACAGTTACAGTAAATGGGTCTCATAGTGCAGGAGACACTAGCGTGGCCCTTAGCAGTGGGTCTTTGACGCAAACAGACAGTTTAAAAGCAGGAGACTTCGTAAGTTTCGCGCCTGATCATACTAAAGTGTATATGGTTACATCAGATGTAGATTTTAGCAGTGGATCAGCAACAATGAATATTGAACCAGGTCTACAAGTAGATATGTCAGGCGGTGAAGGACTAATTTACAACAATGTAACTTGGAAAGTATTTTTAGTAGAACAGGATCAAGAATGGACATTTAGTCTAGGCGATATGGTAGGCTATGAAGTGCAATTTAGAGAGGCACTGTAATGGCAAGAGGACTAGGTTCAACTATAACAACGGAACTTGCAAGAAACCGTTTAAGATTTGCAGACTTATTAGAACTGCATTTTGAATCACCTAATGATTTATATCTTACAAATGGACCACTAGACATAACTGTAAATACAGATACAAGTACAGGCAAAACATTCGCCGCAAATGGAGAATTATTGACTTTTGATTCTATTCAAGAAACAGGACAAGCAAGAGTCAATCAAATTAATTTTGCACTATCAGGTGCAAGTAACACAATCACAAATTTATTTTTAAACAACAACTATGTAGATAGACGCATTGTAATCTATAGATATTTTTTCAATGAACAAAGCGTTGCAATAGGTACTCCTGTTATGTTATTTGATGGGGAAATGACTTCTTTTCAAATTAATGAAACAGGATCCAGTTCAACGGTAAATGTAACTAGTTCAAGTGTATTCTATGATTTTGATAGAATCAATGGTAGAAGAACAAACAGTACTAGTCAGCAAACATATTATCCGTTTGATAAAGGTATGGATTTTTCAAGTGCCGTAGACGATAGAATCAAGTGGGGTAAGCCGTAATGATACAAAAGATGACAGTAAATGATATAAGAGTATGTGTAGAACTAGCAGAAAAATATCATAAAGAACATTGGTTTGGTAAACATACAAAATATGATGCAGATTATATTTTTGCAAACTTTAGACAGTTTATAGTAAATCCAATGGTGAATATGCTAGTAGCATATGATGATAACAAAAATATAGTAGGCTTCAGTGTATGCTTTATGCAACCTTTACTATGGTCAAAACAATTAAGAGCAACTATAAATTTTAGTTACTTAGAACCTGATCATAGAAAGTCAGGTAAATTTAACGCAATGGTACAAAGCCATATTGAATGGGCAAAACAAAATAATTGTGTAGATATAAACATTGGCGATGGTGCTGAACACAATGGTAAGTTTGGTATTCTCGCTAGACAAATGAATTTTGACAATGTAGGCACGGATGCTTATATGGTATTGAATTATGATAAAAAAGATTAAATTATTTTTAATAGCCTTTTTAGGTACTGCTTTAATTAGCACACCAGCATGGGCTGGACCAGTAGTAATTGTTGGTGCTGTTATTGGTGGTGCTGTAGGTGCCGCGGCGGCGGCGGCAGGATTGATAAGTGCAACTATCTTTACAGGAGCACTAATTGGAGCCGCTGTAGGTGGTGTAGCAGGAGCACTAGCACCAGACTTGTTAGGTGGCTTTTTAGATGTACCTGATTACAATGTGGCACAAAATGCCCAAGCACAAAATGATGGTATACTAGTTAATAAAACAGGTACCTTAACACCTGTGCCAGTAGTATATGGTAAAAGAAAAGTAGGCGGCCCTATTGTTTATATGAGTGCAGGTGGAGATAGAAACAAGTATCTTTATTTGGCGTGTGTATTATCAGAAGGTGAAATAGATAGCATTGAAACAGTATTTTTAGATGATGTAGATATACTAGATGAAAGATTCAAAGACAGATACAAAATAGAAAGATTTACAGGTGCCGCAAATCAATCAGCAAGTACACTATTAAAAGAAGCAAGTGATTGGACAGATGATCATAGATTAAGAGGTTTGGCTTATGTTGCTCTTAGATTAGAATGGCGTAAGATTGAATCAATTGAAGACAGTGATGCTAATCCATATCAAGGTGTACCAAGAGTAACTGCTATTGTAAAAGGTAAAAAAGTAAAAGATTGTACAGGCTTAACAAACAGTCATAGTACAGCATACAATAGTGAAACAGTTACATGGAGTAGTAACCCAGCAGATTGTATTTTAGATTATTTAAGAAATCCAATTTATGGTAAAGGTCTATCAAATGATAGAATTGACTTTACAAGTTTCAGTACAGCAAGAGCCAAGTATGCACAAACAGTAGAATATGCCGCAGGTGGTGGTACAGGACCTGTGTTGACTTGTGATGCTGTTATTGATACAAGCCGTAGTATATTAGACAACTTAAAAACATTTTTAGCAAATGCTAGAAGTGGTATGCCTTATGTACAGGGTAAATTTAAATTAAAATTACAGGATACAGGACATTCAACAGACAGTCAAAATACAACACCAAATGTTGTGTTTGCTGTTACAAGAGATCACATTGTAGGTGGTATAAAATTACAAGCAAATGGTACTAGAGACCATTATAACCAAGTAAAAATAACTTATGTTGATCCTAAAAGTGATTGGAAAGCAAATGAAGTTATCTATCCAATTTTAGATAGTGCTTTAGATCAAACATTATTAGCAGAAGACAATGGCAAACGACTAACAAAAGACTTTGCATTCAATCATATTACAAATAGAAATATGGCAGGTGATATTGGTAAAACAATCTTAAATCAAAGTAGAAATAAAAAACATATCAGTTTCAGAGCCACAGCAGAATTACATGAAGCAGAAGTAGGTGATATTATAACAGTAACATATGATTTACTAGGCTTTAGCAGTGCTTATTATAGAATAAGCAGTTTAACACTTAACAATGATTATACAATTGACATCACAGCAACAGAACATACACCAGCAGAATATGTATTTGATGACACACAAGTAAAATATGGTGAGACCACACAAAAGAAATATGTAGGTGGTTTAACACCAGGTAAATATTATTATTGGGATGGTAGTGAATGGCAAGAAGGTATTGCTCCACCACCAACAGCAAATGAACCTAAATTACCAGCACAACCAGTGTTAAGTAAAAATGATTTAAAAATAACAAGTATAACAGTAAGGTCAACTAGTTAGGAGAAAAATATGGGTGCTATAGCATTACCACTTGTTGGTGCCGCTCTAGGTACAAATGTTAAACAACATTTATTAGATATACAGTTTACCATGACTGATAATTTTAGAGACAATGCAAATATGATTGCAGTACAAGTATACCACCCTATGTTTGAACAGTATACTCCTATAGTAAGTGGTCCAGCAAATACATTTCAAAATGTAAGTGGTACAACATATCTAGTAAGAGCATTCATACCTGCAAGTGGCATACCAACTAATTTTAGATTATTAGCACTTATGGATAATGGAGATCAAATACCTAGTGCTACATTTAGTTTCACTCCGCCACTAGTTAAAAGTGATAATATACAAATAGGAGGTGCTTTATAATGGCACTGTATAGTACAAGAACATATGATTGGCAAGACCTAGCAGATGATAGTGTTACATGGGCTGATTGGACCAATTGGACAGGTAATGGTGTAACTATAAATGGTTCAACAGGATTTGATGATTTAGTTCATACAACAACAGCACAAGATTTAGGACAAATACAAGATTTCTATCTTACAGCACAAGCAATCAGCAACGGTACAAATGTAATTGCAGTACAAGTAAGTGACGATGATCTAAGTTATACAACTGTAAATCCACAAACAAATCCAGAACTTTTAAGAGGCAGATATGTTAAGTTACAAGTAACTGTAACAAACGCATCAGAAACAGCAAGATTAGATAGTATAACAGGACAAGTACAATTTGACCCACAAAGAGAAACATTTAACCAATTAAGTGTTACAAATAGTGGTACCACACTCCCAATTATAAAGGCGTACAGCAGGATTTTGGGTATCACTTATAGCTCAGCACACAAATATCAAATTGTACTAACAGACACAACAGCAACAGCACCAGTAGTAACTAGTTATAATTTAGATACTTGGGGCAAAGTAGCAGAAACTTCAACAGCAGATGTAACAGTGATTGGATTCCCCACAATGACCGTAAGTGCTAACGGTGACATTGTATTAAGTTAAGGTAAGTATTATTATGAAGTTAGATGATCAAGTAAAAGAGAATACAAAAAAGATAGAACAAATTAGTATTGATATTGCTCAAATTAAAGACAATCATCTACATCATATACAATTAGACATAGACGAATTAAAAGCAAGTTTACGAGAACAAAATGCAACGCTGTTAAAAATATTAACTATACTGGCGGACAAATAAAATGGCAAGTTATTATGGATCACAATGTAAAACAAATTGTGCAGGACACAGAGCAGGTGCAAGTTATGTAAGACGAGGTGGCAGAAGTCTTACTAGAAGTAGCAGTAGTTTCAACAATGGTATGAGAATACAACAGAAACGAACCAAGCAAAAAGGTAAAAGAATGCGCCTAAGTATAACAAAGAAAAGTAAGTAATGGAGATCGTGATATGAGTTGGCACACTAAAAAGAAAAAAACAACAACAAAAGGCTATTCAAAAAAGCCTGCTATGAAAAAGAAAAAAACAAGTTACAATAGGAAAAAATAATGGCTACTTGGCCCTCAGGAACTAAAGCAAGTGCAACTACAACAGCCGCAGATACAAATAGTATCAGTGGTGCTCGTGGCGACATCAATCAAGCAATAACAAATCAAAATAGTATTATTGATATGTTTGATATACCTGCTAGTCCAACAGATGATTATATTTTAGTTTATGACAGTGCTAGTGCTACTTTTAAAGTAGAAGCAAATGCTTCAGGCTTAACAGACATTAGTTTAGACACAACACCTACTTTAGGTGGTCATCTTCAGGTTGATGATAAAAGTATACAAAATACTGATGGTAGTAACAGAGGTGATAGTTTCATAATTGGTGGTGATTGGAGTGAGCCTGTTGAAACTAGTAGTTCACAAGTTATGGGTGGTTCATGGACTGGCAGTGACACAATGGAAGGCAGTCAACTGCGTATTATGGGTCCTGTTACAAGTTCATACCTAAGTGACCTAAACACTTGGAATGATAGAGTTCACGCTAACCCACAAATTACTAAAATTGTAATGACTGATGATTTTGGTGAAAGTGGTAGTGGTGCTGAAAGAGGTAAAGCGAGAATTCGTAATCAGTATACTGAGTTGGTACTAGACACTGCAGGTTATCAGTTTGGTGATTTTGCTTTTGCAAGATTTGGTGATGGACTAAATGGACAGTTTATTACTGCAAAAGGTTATACAAGTGTAGATGTTAGCGATGCACACATACACACAATTAGAGGTGTATTAACGGCACCACAAGCAGATGGTTCAAGTGCGGCACTAACAGGTAGTAATAGATTTACAGTAAATCAAATGAGTGGTGTAGAAACAAGCCCATTTACAGATAGTGTAAGTGATGTAAACACTGTATATGGATTTAAACTAGATACAAGTAATATTCATGCAAGTAGTGTAGTATCAAACAAATACAGTTTCTATAGTGATGATGTTGATTATGAATTAAACAACGCAGGACATATTAAAGGTAAGTCAATTGGTATAAGTGCTCCATATGATTTAGGCACAGTATCAGATACAGCCACTGATTTTGATATAGATTATAGTAATGGTGGTTTACAAAAAGTAAATTTAACAGCCGCAAGTGGTTTAGCAACTACAGTATTAAATGAACCAACAAATATGAGTGATGGTGATATAATGTATTTGATTGTAACTTGTACATCAGGTACAGCAGGTCAAAATGGTGAATTTACTTTTAAGACAGGTGTTAACTATGTTACTAGTTTAGCCACAGTAAGTGCCGCACAAGGCACAGATCAACAAATTTTCATGTTCGTTAAAAGTGGATCAAATTTTTTGGTGACGCAATTAGGCGGAACAATGAGCCCAAGATAAATAACATAAAGGATAAAAATATATGCCAGCATTCCCAAATACAACAGTACTAAGCACGGCTAATTTAGATGAAACAACAGACAGTCCAGCAAGTGCTAGAGCTGATTTAAAAGATACTGTAGACGCAGTACAAGAAATTATTGACAGTTATGACAGTGCTAGTGGTATCGCCGCTCTAAATAGTAGTGGTGTACTATCAAATACAAAATTACCTGATACAATTATTAGTAGCAGTGGTAATAACCTAACACTAGACCCAAATACCAGTATGGTTAAAATACAGGACTTCGTAAATATAAATCCTGTAGCACACGCAAGTTTACCAGCAAGTCCCGTAAAAGGTGATGTTGCATTTTTAACCACAGACAGTTTAGCAGGGGCACAAAATAGACTAGTATACTATGACGGCTCAGGCTGGAAATATGTTGCTGATGACAGCGCCGTTGCTTAATGTATAAAATACTATTTTGGTGTTTGGTACTTTGGTTAATGTTATACTGGTTCGCTAGTAGTGTAGGTTTAAATTAATCATATATTTCAAAAAAGACTAAATAATATTAACAATAAAAATATTTGCTCTTTATTGTTGAATGGTATAGTGAAACTTTATGTTCTTTGGTTGGACCATAAAGATTAACTCCAATTTATGCTTATAAAACCTTTGCAATAAAGGTTATTCCCCCTAGTTATGCTCATTTCTAGGGGGATTTTTTTTGACTTTTTTTAAAAAACCCAATAAAAACAAGGCTTTTTTGCCCATATAAAAGGTTGACAGATACTGTATCTGTGCTACATTAATAATATAAGTTAACAAAACAAAGGAGTATAAAAGATGGGACAAGCAAAACAAAGAGGCACTTATG